GCTTTTTATCTTTCTCTGTTGCGATCGCTTCCACAGTTTTACTTATAGATAATTTTGCATCAGGCAATAATGTTTTGGACAGCCTGACCAATATGTTGTAAGTGTCGTGTGTGAGCGAAACGTTTCGGTATTTACTAATGTCTGTCATGTTTTCTTTCCTTTTAATTTAGAATATAGGATTTTACGCATAGTTTGTCAAGATGAAATTTGTGTTAATAATATGGGTGTGTACTTTTTTGCATGAAAATGCATGCATGAAGCCTATTAAATATCCTCGAGTATTTGATAGTTGGTATGAATGTTCCCGTACAGCTCATATAGAATCGGTTAAGGTTTTATCTAAGATGGGTTATGCATATGTAAATAAACATCAAATTGGAACCAAGTATTCGTGTCTTGAGGAGAAGTCCATTTGACAATGTGGCCGAAATGTGGCTTTACTCACAATAGAACCCGTATACTAAATCTCCACGGTCCGTGTACCATCCTTGGGTTGGCCCTGGTCCGTGATACGTGGCCAATGAAGTCATGAGTTCATGTCCTTGTTCATAACAACTTAATTTATCATCAAAGGAAAAGTATAAAGAACCTTCCATCACTAAAAGTAAAATAACATATTTCATTTTTTCTTACGTTTGTACCTTAGAAACTTTCTAAACTGATTAACCGCTGCTCGAATGGCTCGATTTATCTCTTTTTGGTTCGTGAATAGGTTCTCTTTTTTTAAAGATTTCATCATAGTTTTTTCTATATAAAGTTGTAGAAGGTCGTGAATGACCATCCCACTTTCTACCTGATTCTTTAGAGCCTTTTTTCTTTTTTTCTCCTTTCATGGTGTATATATAGGTTTTTGTAGGACTTATGTCAAGGGAGTAGAAATTATGTTCGCCCTTGGCCTATATATGGCTTATAAGTGCTGCGTTTATTGGGTCTTTTGGAATGCCTCCCAGGTCGCTTGCGGTGGGTGGTCTTAATGTGAGTGTAACCGTATGCCTTAGATTTGCGGGTCATTGCCTAATACGTGAGGATCATCAACAGGTAAATAAGCAATCTTACCATTAATATATTGCCTAGTCATTTCCTTGCAGGTAGAGCATCTAAAATAACCCTTATGAGTACTCAACATCTGGCTAATGTTATCGCAGTAAGGACATCGACCCCATTCAACTCGGACTCGAATGCCGAACATATCTTTACCAATCTCCTCCACTAAGGATTTTAGCTTGTCGTGCGGCTCTTCTACCTTTGCGGGTGTAGGCTTTTTTGTTTCGGTAGGTTTGGGGCTTGAAATACCGAAGTACTTTCGCAATAGGGTTTTTAGTTCTTTTATCATTGTTATTTTTCGTCAAGTATTTTTAGAATTTTCTTTGCGCCCATATATATTTCGGTCTTTGCCTTTACTTTTTTGCAGGAAAAAACCACCGACTCGGGATTAATTTCCCTCATGGCTACACGCTTGGACTTAAGGCATGAACTCATTGTCTCCTTGGGTGTGTGCTCGATCATCGTTCCGTTTAGGTACATGATTAAAGCTATTACTATTTCAGTCATTTTCGTTACCATTACTAAAAGTTCTTTGTTTATCTTTTAATTTTTCTACATCACTTTGTAGTTTATCTACAGCTTTTTCTAAAGCTTTTATGTTTACATCATTATGTAACATATTATCTATTCTTTCTTGTTGTCGATCGGTCTGCTTGTAAAGTTCCTCGATCAACATAAATTGTTCCGAATCAGCGGGGTAAGGATCCGAGTAGCCCCCGAGGCCACTTAATTCTGAACTCAGAATTCATTTCCAGATCCTTCTCCATAATTTGTAGTTTAGTTGCATGTGTATTTAATTTTTCTTGTATGCCGAAAAAAGCCCAGGTCCCGATTGCGACCAGGGCGATTAGAGAGGCAACCGTTTTCATCGGCATTTGAACCCTGGCTTCGTCGGAAATTTTTAGGGCCATTAGCTACAATTGTTTTTGTCTAGATCTGCTGGCATATCTTTTGTAAACCACAACCAAGAAGATATTTTAGTTCCTTCTTGAGTATAAGTACATTTTTTGCCTACTGAGCAGGCGCTCAGAGCAAATAATAAAGCCAGGACCAGGAATAGTTTATTCATGATTCTCCTTGTTTAATTCATTTTCATATGTTGCCTGTTCCGCATCTTTTTGCTCATCTAACTGACAACATTCTCCAGATTTTTCTTTTTCTTCTGTGTGTATTCTACAACATTTTGTTTTGTCTATTGGCATGATTCACACTCATCATTATTAAGTGTAGGTCCTGATGGATTGCAGGTACATGATTGACATGAGCATACACCATTAGCATCTGAATGTTCTTTCAGACTACAGTGACAATCACAGAAACAACTTTTACACTTTGTCATCTTCCAAAAGCCACTTTAAAAATTTTTTCCACCATTTTTTAATCATCCTTCTTCTCCTCAATATTATAGAAGAATCTATCAGAATCTTCTGTTTTCCATTGACGATCATCTTCAACATTCCATTCGGAAGTCTGGACCTTCCAATCGTAAGGAACTTTATCCTTAACAGTAAATGAAGGAATACTCCATATAATTCTATTATTTGGTTGAGCTGCATAATTGCCATTGTCTAATGCCAATATATGTGCGCACTTATGTTCGTGCGGAATTTCCGAATGATCTGTATCTACTATATTACTCTCTGGATGTGCCCAGTCAACAGTAAAGAGATAAGCACCTGGATACCATTTTTTATCTTTTCCTATATATTTCCCAGACTGGGCGTCTAGGATATCAAAAGAAGTGACAGCAGGATAGTAACTAAAGCAATTCCATAGCTCCAGCTCATCAAGTCTATGTCTAGGAACTTGATCGATTCTAAATCCTCTTTGAATGAACGCGGAGATAGGAAGGCGATAGAAGACCGCACCATTCTCCATAATAGCGTGAAAGAGTATAGGACGTCCCGTAATCGATGCCAACCCAAATATAATACAATCCTCCACCTCTCCATGGTGGTCTTTAAGGTCATAGAGATATTCTCTTCTGATCTGCGCATAAATGGCAGGTGTATTTACATTCAGATAAGCCATCTCTCATATGGCCCCTAGAATACTAGAAAATAAATAGCAACGACTACTATCGCTGCAATGATAGATGTCTGTGGATGAGCTTTTGCCCATGTCCAAACTTGTTTTACTTTTTCCATAGTTCCTCCTAATTTATATTACCCCAGTTTTCGCCAGCTTCATAGTCTACTTTATTAGGGACTTCTAGCTCAACTGAAGATTCCATTATGTGTACTATTTGTTTAGCCTCTTTATCATCTTTTACGGAAATATCCAACTCATCATGTACTTGTATATGAGGTATAATTCCTTCTTTATGTAGATCGATCATTGCTTTTTTAGTCATATCGGCTGCTGATCCTTGTATTAATCTATTCAATGCTTTGTATGTATATGCTCTTCTGATTCCTGGTCCGTGTTCCAAGAGCGCTTGATCATGTGGTAATGCTTTATGAATTCCGAACTGATTAGGTTCCCATAAATGAAACCTGCACAATCTTCCCAGTAAAGTTCTAATCTTTCCTGAATCTTGAGCACGTTTCATAGTTGCATCCATCAATTGTTTTACAAAGGGAACTTTGTCATGATACGTTCTAAATAAATCTTCGGCTTTAAGTTTACTGACTCCTAGTTCAGCTTGTAATTTATTTTTTCCCATTCCATAAAATAATCCTAAGTTAATTGTTTTCGCCTGAAGTCTAGGAATGTTAGCCATGTCCGCAACAATTTTATGAAAGTCTGCGTCTTCATTTTTATAAGAGTCAACAACTTCATTTACTCCATATAAATTTAATTCTGATGCATAATGTACAACGAGTCTTGGCTCTTGTTGATTGTAATCAAAACAACCCCAGATACACTTTTCTTCAGGAATAAATAATGACCTGATCCGTGGTCCAAGTTCCTTATTTCTTGCTGGAACCTGCTGTAAGTTTGGATTATTCATACTGAATCTTCCCGTCACGGTTCCCCCACCTTCGGATCGAAGTTGATTAATTTCCGCATGAATCCTACCTTTTTGGCTATGTTTAAGAATGGTATCTATAAAAGTTGTATGAGCTTTATTTATTTCTCTAGCCTTGGCAATACATTTAACTACATTGTGAGGATGGTTAGCTAAAAAATTTTTAGTAAAACTTGGAGCTTCCGTTTTAACTGTACGATCATAAGGTAGTCCTAACTTATCAAATACTTTAGCAATAGATCTTGCAGCCCAAATCTGAACTTCAATTTTGGTTTCTACATAAACTTCGCCCAACATTTTTTTCTCTTGTTCTATTAATGTTTTCTTTTCGATCGCAGCTTGTTCCTGATTTACACGCACTCCGAGAAACCTCATATCCACAAGACATGGAAATAATTCCATTTCCATTTTGAAGATAGCTTCTATATCTTGGTTTAAAATTTCTTTCTTAAGTACTTGCCACAACTCCAGTGTGAGTTGTGCGTCGCGTTCCGCGTACGTACCAACGTACATTGCTGGAAGTTTATACATTTCAGCTTTAGGATCGACTCCCCAACTTTTTGCAGCTTCATATAAAGCTGCTTCATCTTTTCCTTTACCCACATAATCTCGTCCACATCCATTTAAATCATAACGTAATCTATTTTCATCAACTAATCCTGCTGCAATCATAGTGTCTATGATTCTTCCATTAATCTTTAAACCTAAAGATCGTAACCAACACACATCATACATTGCATTATGAAAAATTTTATCTGATGGTGTATTTAAAACATCTTTAAGCCATTTTAAAATCATCTTACGGTCTAGGTTACCACCACCTTCATGAGCAATAGGGTAATAGGCACAGAAATCTTCTGTAGCGACCGATACACCAACAACTTCACCCACTCCTACAACAGATCCTGATCCCATTCTTATATTTAAATTTGGATCTTTGGTTTCTAAATCTATTGCTATTTCACATGCCTGGGTTAAATCAGGAAATTCTTCAGGAGGAAGCCATTCTGTTTGTGGTTTGAATAAAGGAGTTTGTATCATGAATAATCTCTTTCTGCTTCTTCTTTTGTAATTCCTGCATTTCGATATTCTTCTTCTTCGGTCATAGGCACCATTAAATAATCTCTTTCAATAATCATATCAATGTAATGTTTTGCTTTCTTCAAATCTTGTACTTCTCCTTTAGCTGCGTGTCTGCAAATATATTTAATAGCATTTCCTTCTGCAAACAGCAATTTGTTCTTGTTAATAAATTCACTGGGTTGAATCTTCATGTCTTTATAATGAGATCCTCCAATTTGTTTTTT